TGGAGATAAAATATACAGCTCCACATCAAACAGCGTTCAATCACGAATTTTAGGAGTAGAAGAAGATGCTTGATTTTGCAAAATCTTATAAAGATATTCTTTGTGACGGAGTTGTTACAGTTTTGGAAAATGAAGAAGGTTATCTTGTCACGTTGCAGACTCAGCCGGTTTTTGTAGACGCGGAAGAAAATAAAATTGAAGATCCGTATAATGGATTTACGGCAGTAAAAAAAGCAAGATTAAATCTTAATTTAAGCAATCCGCTTACTCAACGCGCGTTTAAAGATAAGGACGATGTTATACAATTTTGCGATTCGAATGTGTCAACCATATTTATGGAATGGTATGACGATCCAGTAGAAGAATAAAAAATAAACGTTAAAGGAGCAACTTGTGAAAGAAATTGATTTTTCAAAAATAGAACCGTATCATTATTCTGATTGGTTAGCCTCTTTGAAATACGAAGATCTTCAAAGATTGCGCCAAGTAGTGCGAAAAATGCATATGAAAGATTATCCAAAAAGCCGCATTACTGAACGCGAAATGGATCGCATTATTGAAGCAATTGGACCAAGGGTTGCGGAACAAAACTTAAAGGCTTTAATTGATGCTGGAAAACTCACCTGAAGAACAAGGCTATAAATTTAGTTATAAGCCTGGTGGAGAAACTTTAAAGAATTTCTTAAAAGATAATTCGTTTGTGCGAGGAATGAGGGGGCCAGTTGGGTCAGGAAAATCTGTAAGTTGTTGCATTGAAGTAATGCGCAGAGCTTGTGAACAAGAGCCAGATAAAAACGGAGTGCGCCGGTCAAGATGGGGCGTAATTAGAAACACAAATCCCCAGCTTAAAACAACAACTATTAAAACGTGGCTTGATTGGTATCCTGAAAATATATTTGGGGTTTTTAAATGGTCTGTGCCTTACACGCATATGGTCAGATTTGCTGACGTTGAAATAGAAGTAATCTTTCTTGCTTTAGATAGAGATGAAGATGTTAGAAAACTTTTATCTATTGAGTTCACAGGCATTTGGATTAATGAAGCAAGAGAAGTTCCTAAATCTATTATTGACGCTTGCACAATGCGCGTCGGGCGTTTTCCAAGTCGCAAAGACGGAGGCCCATCTTGGTATGGAGTAATAATGGACACAAACGCTCCTGATGAAGATCACTGGTGGGCAATTATGTCTGGAGAAGTTCCGTTGCCTGAATACCTTACTCGTGAAGAAGCTTTAATGCTTGTTCGCCCAGATGACTGGTCTTTTTATAGTCAGCCTTCTGCGTTAAATGAAGTAAAGTCTCCAGATGGAGAAGTTATTGATTACAAGCCAAATCCAAAAGCTGAAAATAAACACAACCTTGTTGAAACCTATTACCCGAAACTTGTAGCAGGAAAGACAAAATCATGGATAGACGTTTATGTAATGAACAGGATCGGAAACGTAGTAGAGGGGAAATCAGTGTACGCAAACTTTGCTCCAGAAATACATATGGCAAGAGAGCCAATTCCCGTAGTGCCAAATCAAGATTTGATTATTGGTATGGATTTTGGATTAACGCCAGCCGCCGTTTTTTGTCAACGGCTCCCTACTGGGCGCTGGTTGGTTTTAGCGGAACTTGTGGCTTCGAATATGGGGGCAGAGAAATTTTCTCAAGAAATCAAACACGTCCTCGCCAAAAAATTCCCTGACCATTTTGATGACGCTATTATTTACGGAGATCCATCTGGAGATTATAGAGCGCAAACTGATGAGAAAACACCGTTTTCAATTTTAAGAGCCGCCGGATTGAAAGCTTATCCTGCGCCAAGCAATGATCCAAGTATAAGGATTGATAGCGTGGACGGGACTTTAACTCGCGTTGTTCAAGGTAAACCTGGATTTTTATTAGATCCTAGTTGCACTATTTTAAAACGCGGGTTTGAAGGCGGCTACGCTTATATGAGAGTTAGAGCTTCAGGAGCAACTGAAAGATACCACGATGCTCCAGACAAAAACAAATTTAGTCACATCCATGATGCGTTGCAATACGCAATGATTGGAGGCGGGGAAAGCCGCAAAATGATGGGTCGCAACAGAGCTAACGTTGTAAATGCAAAAGCTGTATGGGACCCATTTGATAGACAAAAAGAACGCATGAGTCCACAGAAAAAAGAGAATGATAAATGGGAACGTCTATTTCGGCGTGGTATTTAGTATTTATTGCAAGAAGCAACGAATATTGGTGGGATCACGTTTTTTGCAGAGGAAAATTTAAGCATGTTGCTGCATTGGGGTATGATCCTCAATTAGACCAATGGTATCTTTATGACCACTCAATAATTGGGCTTAATATATATAAAATGGCAAATAAACAATTGGATAATTTTTTAATAAACATTGAGCGTCGTGGAGGGGTTGTGTTAAAAGCGCTGCCTCCTAAAACTGGCTATCGCCAAATATGTTTTCCAATGGCAACTTGCGTTTCTGCAATAAAGCATCTTGTTAAATTTAAATCATGGGCCTTTACGCCAACTCAACTTTTTTGTGCGTATACATCAGCAGGCGCATCGGTTTCTTTTGTATCATCAGACGATTCTGCGGAGAAAACAAATGAGCCAAATTGGCGATCTATTGTCCGGTCCTAAACCAGACACCCAATTAACAGCCGACAGGGCTGCTGCCCGTCGCTCTGCGGAAGAAGAAAAAGCAAGAGCAGACGCGAAGTCTGCTAATTTAAGAAGCGCTCGGTTAAACGGTGCTGTTGGGTACAGCAGTTTAATTTCGGCAGGAACGGCCGGTGGCGGTCAGCAAGTTAAAAAAAGTTTATTGGGATAACAAATGACTCCTAAAAATTTAAAGGAAAAAGCAGAAGCCGCTTTTACAAAAAGAGATAGATATAAATCTCTTTTTCAAGACGCTTATGATTACACTATGCCAACAAGGCAAGGATTTGACCATTCAGATCAAGTAGGCGTATCAAGAACAGACCGCATTTTTGATGAAACGGCAGTAGTCGGAGTAACAGAATTTGCTGCAGAACTACAAAGCAGTTTAATCCCTCCTTTTGCAAGATGGGCTAATTTAGTCGCTGGTTCAGATATTCCTGATGAGCAAGAAGCGGAAGAGGTTAATGCCGAATTGCAAAAAATTACAGAAAAAGTATTTGACCATATTGCTAATTCAAATTTTGACCAAGAAATAAATGAAGCTTTACACGATTTAGCTGTTGGAACTGGCGTATTAAATATTACAGCAGGAGATTCTGTTGACCCATTAAGATTCCAAGCAATTCCTTTAACGGAAATTGCGTTAGAGGATGGGCCAGACGGATTAGTAGACGATGTGCATTATAGAAAATTGTGCAAGATTGAGCACCTTCCAATTATGTTTCCTGATATGCCAAAAGATGTTTGGGAAATTGTCAAATCAAGGAATCAATCCAATGACACTATAGAAATTATGCAATCAACAATAAGAGATAGATCTTCTCCAAATGTTAGAAATTGGGACTACGTTTGTCATATTCCTTCTTTAGAAGCTGAATTGCATAAAGAAAGATATGAAGGAAGAGGATCAAATCCTTGGGTGCTATTTAGATGGAGCAAAGCCGCTGGAGAAAGCTATGGACGCGGCCCTGTTATAAATGCGCTCCCTGCAATACGAACTTGCAATCTAGTAGTTCAGCTAATTCTTGAAAACGCTGACATGAGTATTTCAGGTATGTGGCAAGCAGATGATGATGGAGTTATAAACCCAGACAGTATTTCTCTTCGTCCTGGAATAATAATTCCTCGCGCTCCAGGCAGTCGGATTGATCCGTTGCAAACTCCAGCAAGATTTGACGTTGGCCAACTTGTTTTAGACGATATGCGTCATAATATAAAACGCGCTTTATACAATCAACAATTAGGTAGGCCGCACGAAGCCACACCAATGAGCGCAACTGAAGTTGCAGAGCGTATGGCGCAATTAGCTCAAGAGATTGGTCCAGCCTTTGGGCGATTAATGAAAGAATTAGTTGAGCCAGTAATTCAACGAGTTGTTTATATTATGAAGCAAAAAGGACTTATTGAGTTACCAGTAATAAACGGAAAAACAATTAAAGTTGTGTCTCAATCTCCTTTAGCCGCAGCCCAAAGAATGCAAGACGTAACAAACATGGATAGTTACATGCAGCGAATGGCACAAATTTTTGGCCCTCAAATGACACAAGTTTTAATTGACCAAGATGAAACTGCAAGATGGTATGCCGAAAGACAACAAGTCCCAATGAAGCTTTTGCGCTCTAAGGAGGAGCAAGCAAGATTGTTACAGGAAACAATTGGGCAACTTGCCCCAGCTTTAGAAGCTCAAAAAGGAGGCGAGCCTCAATGACAGAAATTTCAAGAGCTGC